AAATTCAATGAAAACAGATTTAACAACTGGTAAAACAGAATTTGAATTACTAAACACAATATTATGATTAAGAATATAATTGACTTGCTCCAGGTGGTTGAGGGTGATACTGAAAACATAAGAATAGCACAAGGAAAAAATGCTTTACCTACAAACGTAAAGAATGGACTAAAACTACTTAAAAAACAAATAAAATGGCAATAACTAAAACCATTAATTTAGAGGTAAACGCAAAGGGTGCTAAGAAAGGTATTGACGACGTTACTAACTCAACAAAAAAACTAGACAAAGCAAATAGTAATGCTAGTAAAAGTAATAATACACTTTCAGCATCAACAGCAAAAACAGGTGCTGCAATGGGTGGAGTTGCAACAGCATCAACAACTGCTGCTGGGGGTTTAACTGCTGTAGGTGGTGCAGTAGGTACGGCAGCGGTAGGATTTGAGGGTTTAAAATTAAAACTACAATCTGTTATAGTTAGTTTAAAATCAGTAAAGGTTGCAATGATGGCTACTGGTATTGGTCTTGTTATTGTATTACTAGCATCATTAAAAGCAGCATTTACAAGAAGTGAAGATGGGCAAAACAAGTTTGCTAAAATGATGGGTGTTATCGGTAGTATTACTGGTAACCTTTTAGACTTATTAGCAGATTTGGGTGAAAGTATTATTAGTGTTTTTGAAAACCCACAACAAGCAATAAAAGACTTTGCCAATCTTATAAAAGAAAACATTACAAACAGGTTTGATGGTTTATTAAATTTAATACCACAAATAGGTAAAGCAATAGGTTTGCTTTTTGAGGGTGAGTTTACAGAAGCTGGTAAAGTGGCAGCAGATGCAGTTGGTAAAGTTGTACTAGGTGTTGATAGTATAACAGATAGTATTAGTGGAGCTATTGAAAGTGTAAAAGAGTTTGGTGAAGAAGTAGCATCAGATGCAAAGGCAGCGGCAAAGATTGCTGACCAAAGAGCAAAAGCGGAAAAGGCAACAAGAAAACTAATTGTTGAAAGGGCACAAGCAGAACAAGACATAGCCAGGTTAAGAGAAAAGGCGGTTAATAAAGAAAAATTCACGGCAAAAGAAAGAATAGAGTTTTTAGAAGAAGCTGGGAAGATTAGTGAAGATTTAGCCGCAAAAGAAACAGAGGTTGCAAAGTTGAGGTTAGAAGCCAAGTTAACTGAAAACTCATTAACTAAAAGTAACAAAGAAGATTTAAATGAAGCTGCACAATTAGAAGCGAGTGTAATTCAATTAGAAACCCAAAGGCTTAACCTACAAAAAAGATTAAGCACAGAATTACTAACCGCAAGACGTGAGGCAACAGCACAAGCAAAAAAGGATGCAAAAGAAGAACCAGTTGTTGTAGATAAAAAGCTACAAAAGATATATGACATACAAAAAGCATTTATAAAAAAGCAACAAGATTTAGAAGCAGAAACAGAAATACAAAAAATACAATTAGAAAAGGAACGTAAATTAAAAGAACTAGAAGATTTAAATGCTCATTTTATAGCCAAAGCACAAGTTGCAGCTTTTTATGAAAACAAGATACAAGCTGTAAAAAATAAGAATGCTGATGAAGATGAAAAACTTGCGAAACTAAGAACACAACAAACACTAGGAGACGCACGAAATACATTTAATCAGATTGCACAATTAGCTGGTGAAGATAGTAAGGTAGGAAAAGCAATGGCAATAGCGAGTGCAACTATAAGCGGTGTACAAGGTGTTATGAACGCATATACAACTGCACAAAAATCACCAATCACAGTAGGTTTTCCAGCATACCCAGTTGTACAAGCAAGTTTAGCTGGTTTAGTAGCGGCAAAAAATATTGCAGCAATCAAAAGCGTAAACCCAAGTGGTGGCGGGGGTGGTTCTATACCAACTCAAAGCGGGGGTGGGGGTTCAACACCACCAGCATTTAATGTTGTAGGACAAAGTGGTGAAAGTCAATTAGCAGATGCAATAGGTGGACAAACACAAAGACCAGCAAGGGCATATGTAGTAAGTAATGATGTAACAACTGCACAAGAACTAGATAGGAACATTATAGAGGGTGCATCTATATAAATGCAAAATTAAAAACTAAAAACGTTATATATTTATGAAGATAATAGAACTTATTTTAGATGAAGAACAAGATGATATTGGTGTAGATGCAATATCTATTGTAGAAAGTCCAGCCATTGAAAGTGACTTTGTTGCTTTAAAGAACCAAGAAATAAAACTTGCAGAAGTTGACAAAGAAAAGAAGATACTAATGGGTGCTTTATTAATCCCAAATAAGCCTATATACAGAAATGGTGGTGAGGGTGAGTATTACATATACTTTTCAAAAGATACTATTGTAAAAGCATCTCAAATGTTCTTACAGAATGGCAATCAAAGTAATTCAACACTAGAACACAATCAAGCCTTAAATGGTTTAACATTAGTTGAAAGTTGGATAGTAGAAAGTAAGGAACAAGACAAATCAGCAATGTATGGTTTAGATGTACCAGTAGGAACTTGGATGGGCAGCGTAAAGGTAAACAATGAAGATGTTTGGAATGAGTATGTTAAAACAAATAAAGTTAAAGGTTTTTCTATTGAGGGTTACTTTGCAGACAAAATGGAAACACCTAAAGACAAAACACTAGGTGACTTAATGAGTGAAGATGATATTTTACTTAACAAAATAAAAGATATACTAAATGCAGAGAAACAATAAAAACAAAACTTTTATACCTAGTAGAACATCACCTACTGGCGGAGGACGTGCTTGTTTATGTTGGGATACCAATAAGTATTCTATCTCTTGTTGTGATGGTTCTATGCAAGCACAAGGTATTGGAGTAATAACACGAACAGACTGAAAATGCAAATTTTAATTTAATAATCGTTATATAAATAGTATGAAAGCAAACCAAATGTTAAACGAAATAAAAACACTTTTAAACATCGAAGTAAAACTCGAAGAACAGAAGTTAGAAAACGGTACTGTAGTAAGTGCAGAAGCCTTTGAAAAAGGTAAAGAAATATTCATTGTAACAGATGATGAAAAAATTGCAATGCCCGTTGGTGAGTACATCCTAGAAGATGGAAGATTGGTAGTTGTAGAACAAGAGGGTGTTATTGCAGATGTTCGTGAAGTATCTGATGAAGTACCAGCCAAAGAAGAAGTTGAAGAAACAGAAGATTTGAAAGAAGAAGAAATGGAAGAAGAAGCAGATGTTGCAGATTGGAAAGGAATGGAAATAAGAATAAAAAACCTTGAAGATGCCATTGCTGATTTAAAAGCTGACAAAGTAGAAGCTGAAAAAGAAGAAGAAATTGAAATGGCTGAAGAAGAAGTAAAAGAAGAACTTTCAGCAGTAAAACCAATTAAACACAATCCAGAAGCAAGTACACCACAAAAGAAACAAATGCAATTTGCCAAAGGACAATTTAACACAACACTAGATAGAGTATTAAGTAAATTAAACAAATAAAAATGAATAAAAGAAACGTAAATTTAGCAACAGCCGTAGTAGTAAATTCTACATATGCGGGACAATTCGCGGGGGAATATATTGCCGCAGCTTTATTATCTGCATCAACTATTGATGATGGCGGTTTAACAGTAAAGGCAAACATCTCTTTTAAGGAGGTTATAAAAAAATTAGCAACTGGTTCAATAGTAACAACTGCTGGTTGTGATTTTGTGCCTAATTCATCTGTTACTTTAACAGAGAGAATACTGGAACCCAGGGAGTTACAAGTAAATTTGCAACTTTGTAAATATTCCTTTGTTGAGGATTGGGAGAGCCAGTCTATGGGATTTGGTCTTGGTCAAACACTACCGCCAAAGTTTGCAGATTTTATGATTGCACACGTAGCATCTGAAGTTGCCCAGAACACGGAGCAAAATATTTGGCAAGGTGACACGGCAGCAGCAACAAACAACTCTTTTGATGGGTTTGAAAAACTAATTGCAGCATCAGCAGCAGCGGGAGATATTCCAGCCGCTCAACAAGTAGCAGCAGTAGCGGGTGGATTGTTAGCAGCAAATATTATAGATGAACTTTCTAAAGTAGTTGATGCAATACCAGCAGCACTATATGGTAAAGAAGATTTATTCTTATACATCGGAAGTAAAGCAGCTAAACTATATGTACAAGCACTAGGTGGTTTTGGAGCAAATGGTTTAGGAGCAAACGGGGTTGCAAATATGGGAACGCAATGGTGGAACAACGGAAGCCTTACGGTGAATGGCGTTAAAATATTTGTATGTCCAGGAATGAGCGACAACAAAATTTACGCTGCGCTAAGGTCAAATTTATACTTTGGTACCGGGCTTTTAAATTCAACAAATGAAGTGAAAACTTTAGATATGGCAGATTTAGATGGCTCGAACAATGTAAGGATGATTATGAGGTTTACTTCTGGTGTACAGTTCGGAATTGCAGAAGATTTAGTTGAGTACGCATAATTAATTAATTAATCAATAGAAAGGGGTGGGTAGGTAATCTGCTCACCCTTTTTTTTTAAAACAATAACGCTGATATAAGTGTAACTACTTGATAATCAGCATAATACATAAAAACAATGGCTTGTACATTAACAACGGGTAGAAAATTACCTTGTAAGTCCGCTTTTGGCGGCATAAAAAAAGTACTATTTGCAGACTTTGGTGGCATTACCGCCGTATCAATAGATGCTACGACAAAAGAAGCAACCATTACTGGTTCACCAACATTTTATGCATATGATGTAAAAGGAAATTCTAGTTTAGAAACTACAGTAACAAGTAGCAGAGAAAATGGAACGACATTTTACACTCAAACTTTAAACCTCACATTAACATTCTTGGATGCTAAAACTCAAGCAGAGTTACAAACATTAGCAATATCAAGACCACAAATAGTAGTACAAGATTACTACGGAAATAACTTCCTATGTGGATACGAAAATGGAATGGAATGTACGGGTGGTACAGTAGTAACGGGAGCAGCAGCTGGAGATTTAAGTGGGTTTACACTTACGTTT